ACTAGAAAGATTACCTTACTAGCAGCAGCAGCTCCTTCGACAAGAGCTTGTGATAAACCTTCGAGAGATTTGAGATCACCAAGGAACTCTTCTACTCTACCACGTCCGTACTGTTCTCCGTCTACAGAATTAAAAGTAAGAACGAGCCAAGGGCTTGCATTCTTAGGAGCTGTACTACGTGTCCCGGGTATTATCATGTCTTCTACTTCCTGATACCATACCCATCTGCCGTTCTCTAGTTTCACGCACGTGTAAACTTCGACATCATCAGTATGTGTACCAGCATTACTTTCGTCGATGCCCGTGTTGGGTTGTTTCTTTGGTAGATCGTAACCGAGTACGTCTCGACTTATCAATTCCTTTGTAACTATTTCTAGGACGTTACCATTTCCATCTCTGTTGACGACATACCTAGTAAGAGGGTAGTTCTTGATACCATCTTTACTCATAAATAATAAAGCGTTACCACCTACAATTAAATGTTTTAATGCTTGGTGTATAATAACTCTATCATTTGAAGCAGCGATGTAGTCCATGACTATACGCTCCATCTTAGATAAAGATAGGTCCATTTCTGACCTAGCCTCTGGCGGTATATCTTCACCTATCTTATCCTCTCTTGGTTGTAGCTTAAAGAAGGAACCTTGTGGAGGTAGAATAGCAAGCATAAGTTTTGCTGCTAATCCTACCACACACTTGGAACCAACTGACTGCCACGGAACGTTAAGAGTTTCGTGTGTAGGTCTAGAAGATGTATCGTCTTGAATTAAATAAGGTAACGTGAGTTTAGAACAATCAACGGCTTTGTCTAGGAATTGTCTTCGATCTGTTACCAGTTCATTGTATCTCTCACGTGCTGTCATTACTGAATGCCTCCGCTTGGAGTAGTGTTACCTGTATTTACTTTAGGATTTAATTTAATCCTCAATGAACCTGTACCTTTTGAGTACTGGTTTTTGTTTTTATTACCACGGTCATCCTTTGCTCTCTTTACCTGTGGGTTCACATCCTTCTGAATTGGGTCAGGTGGTGGAGCCGTAGGTGTTGGAGGCAATGGAGGTGGTGGAGCTGGTGGTAATGGTGGTGGGGTTGGCGGTGAGCCTCCTCCGATACACATAATTAAATTTCCTCGTCTTCTATAGATTTAATGTAATCAATTACACTAGCTTGTCCAGCTCTATACATAATTGATTCGATTGATTCTGTTGGGTGAACTGGTTTCCACCCGAAGTTATCATCTAACTTTTTAATTAACTCTTCAAGTCTATCGTTATGTAGCTTAAGAGTATTGAGGGAGATTGACATTCGAGTGTTCAAAAAATGCAGGCATTCTAGCTGCCTTGGTCTGAGAAAATTCTGGTGCTTTGCCTTCATACATAAGTCTGTCGCTGGCATCCAACCAAAATTTTTTGTCCAAATATCTATCGGAACTTTGTTTTAAGGGTTGCATCACCCAGTTAATAGTTGCCTTTCTTAGTTTGTCTAGTGACTGGCTAGGCTTTAGTCCTAGCTCTGTACATACCAAAGAGTTAGCTGCCACATGGACTTGCTCGTCTCTTGATATATCTGCACTGACAGTTCTTAGACCGGCATCACCACAGAATCTAAAGAACGGTAGTAATACAAAGAAGATTGCTCTCTCTGCTACTAATGCTTTTAGTATTGTGTGGTCTGGATGTTGTTCCCACGCAGCACGTAAGCGTAATGCTTCGGCTTCGGCTTTGTCATCTACGCCTAGTGCGTTGGTGATGTAGCCAAGTGCAAGATCATGTTTGATCTCGTCTTTGACGTTGCTTTCTAAAAGTGCTCTAGCAGCGTCGGGAACTTCTTTATCAAGTGCGTCTGTAATGAACTCGCCAACTGGTAACTCCATATGGCGTATTGCAAGAGCACGGTAGATGGTTTCTTCTGCACCTTCTTTTAGTTTTCCTTTAGATGTTTGTACGGGTGTCCAAGATCTTTTCCGGGACAGTAGTTTTATATAGGGATTCATTGCTGACAATCACAAGCTATTTCGTCTGGTTTATTACTCATAATGTCTGCTAAATAATCTTCAACCTCAGTATCTTCCAGTGCTGCGTAAGCATCTGTCTTATCCTGTGTGTCACTCATTACTTGCAGGGCATAGTATAAAGAAGTCTGTGGTGAGTTAAGCCACTCTTCTATAAAAGCCTCATCGTAAGTCACCATATCACTCCAAGAATTGAAGCTATAGCCATGAAGCAGTCCTGTTCTATCGAGCATAATCATTATCTGATCTGCTACTAATTTGTAACTCTCCCATCCTACCTCGGATGCGATCTCGACGTCGCCATATTTTACCTGTTCCACCCCAAATTCACCTGAATCCCTGTCGACAACTCGACTAATTGGTGGTGCAATTTCTGGTGTAGCAGTAAAGCCTTTTAAATCTCTACTCCTGTAAGAACAACTGGCGGTAGGAGCTATCGCGAATGCTCGTTCCATGTTGTTCTCTCTTGCTATGTTAGCTGCCTCTTGTATGCCGAGGAAGAGCTCACGTGCAGCTAATCCCGCGTAACCTTCGTAAGGCTCAGCGTTATTTGTCGCTGTAAGAGCCTTACCAAACTCGGCATAGGTAATATTGTTGTTGGCTAGGAAGTTAGCTAAGCCAAGCATTCCTAATCCTACTTGTCTGTCGACCTCTGGTGCTAGATACTCTCCAGATTCACCAACACCTGTTTTGCCATGGAGATCGCACAGTTCCGACATACCTTCACGGAAAGCTGGTCGGAGGTCGCCGATACGACAGGCTGAAAGATTGATATGTTGTAAGAGGCATGTTCCGCGTGAGGGCAGATAAACCTCCAAGCAAACGTTCGATCTGATTCTGTTTCCTTTTTTGTCATGTTTTATTTTGTTGAGCCAAATGTCTCCTGTTGCAATTCCTCTAAGTATTGCTTCCTTTGTTCCAGTTTCTGTATCAGCCCACCACTCTGGGGTGAGGTCAATACATCTTTTAACCCATGGGAGCTCGGCTCTGGAGACTTGCACGAACTCAAGAATATCGGGGTGATTAATATCAAGATGGAGGACCACAGCACCGTTCCGGTACGTGCCTCCGCGCCTAAGAATTTCATTTAATGTTGAGTAGATTTTTCCGAATGAGACAGGTCCTGATGCAACGAGTGAATCAGGTCCCTTATTTGTTGTAGTTCCTTTGGGTCTAAGGTCCGACAAGTGGACCGCAACTCCTGCTCCATACCTAAGAGCATGCGATACAAATCGCCAGCTTGCTTCGATTCCATCTGAGCCTTCCATGCTATCCTGCACGTTGAAGATTGTGCAGCTTACGGGTAGACGGTTTGTTGGATTATCAATCCATTGCTGAACTCGACCAGTTCTAGCTATCTTGTTGGGTTCTAATTTCGTAGTCACTTGGTGGTGTCCAAAGTATAGGTTCTTTTGTTTTGTGATCGTAATCACTTGTTTGTAGTATTCTTGCGAGCCTTGCATTTACAAGAGCATCATCTTCAGTCATCTCTTTCTCTACAAAAGTTTCAACAACTGCTTTCCATGTGTATCCTTTCTCTTCAAATATTTTCTCTGCTTTTTTAACACCAATACCGGGAACGCCTGCGTAACCATCAGTGTTATCGCCTGCCATGGATTGTATAAGATGCCACTTAGCTCCTTCTTCTGGAGAAATGTCTACAGTTTCTTTGAAGTCATACAGTTTACCGGGAATCTGTCTCATGTCCTTATCAGGAGAGACAATAATATTTCCGGGGTATTTTGTAGCGTAAATACCTAACGCATCATCAGCTTCAAGTGTATCCTTGAGGATAACTCGATAGTGTTTTTTCAACTCTGATATTATTCTTTTAAATCCACAGGGCTTTTTTCTCTGTCGATGCCCTTTGTATTCGGGCAGAATTTTTTTCCTAAAATTATTAGGGCTTGTAAAAAACAAGATTAATTCATCATTAAAAGAACCTAAGTCAGATTGAATACGGTCTAAATCTCTTTTAACGCATTTGTAAGCATCTGAGAAGTTAGAAGTGACAACTATAACGTCATCTCCGAAATCCATTTCGGTTTCTGCTGCTGCACAGCATTTGTAGACTATATAGTCGCAATCTATTAATATTTTCATAATTTAATGTACGTCAGCCCATGTTTTGCCTTGTTTTGCCTCGGCAGCAATAGGACAACGCAATTTATAATAATGCCCAGCTAATTTTGCTGAGTTTTCCAAGGTTTCCATCAAAGTGGCAGCATAGTGCTCTTCACACTCATACTGTAGCTCGTCATGGACAAAT